CTGTTGCAGAATCAGAAGTCATAGTATCTTCATCTTTAAAAGCTGTACCACTAATTGCTGTATTAATTACTGGGCTTGTTAAAGTAGGAGATGTTAATGTTTTATTTGTTAAAGTATCAGTAGTTGCTCTTCCAACTAATGTATCTGTAGAGGTCGGTAATGTTACTGTTCCAGTATTTGAAATACTAGAAATGATTGGAGTTGTTAAAGTTTTGTTTGTAAGAGTTTGTGAACCTGTTAATGTTGCAACTGTAGAATCAATTGCAAATGTCATTGTCTGAGCAGAACCTGTAGTATCAATACCAGTTCCACCAGTTAATGTAAGTGATTGAGAATCTAAATCAATTGATTGTGCTCCACCACTATCACCAGAAAAATCTAAATCAGAACCACCAACTTGAGCATCAACATAAGTTTTAATTGCTTTAGCTGAAGCTACTGTATCGTCACTTGAAGAAACAGAAGTTAAATCTGTATCTACATCTGTAATTGCTGTAGCACTTCCAATAACTAATCCATCTAAAGTTACATTACCATCAAAGTATGCATCTTTAAATTCTAAAGAAGAAGTACCTAAATCAATATCATTATCTGTAATTGGAACGATTGCTCCATCTTGAATTCTTAATTGTTCTACTGCTGAACTAGAAACATCTACATAAAATTCTATATGATTATTAGTTGAATCAATTAAAATTTTATTTAAAGGAGTTACTAAACCTGCATCTCCGAGAATAGAAATAACTGGACCTTCGGCTGCTGTGCCATCATGTTTGTGTCCAGTTGTATTTACGAATGCTGCTAAAAGTTGATTATACTCATTATTAAATAATGAGGCATCAATTGTATTTCCATCAGCAATTGTACTTTGTCGTGTATAACCTGCCATATTATTATCTTCTTCCTCCTGCTATAAATGATACGAACATTCCATTTACAGAATATCCAGCATCAGTATCATCAGTAAAGAATCTAAAACTATTTGTAAATCCACTACCTGTTACTAAAACACTCTTACTTGGTAATGTTGTTGCACCAAATACAGATGAACCAAATTGAGAAGTAGCTGCTCCAAATAAAGATGAACTACTTAAATTACCTACAGAAAATTGTCCAGGTTGTGGTACATCTGTTGAATCAAAATCATATCTGATTCTTAGTTTTAAATTATTTTGTGTTCCTTCTGGTGAGATATTTGCTTTAACTTTATATAAACTTTTTCTTAATCCACCATCTCCATAATCCATATCTGGAGTTTGAAATCTTGCATTAATATTTGAAGTATCAAAATTGTTACCAGTATCTAATTGATAAATATAACCAGTTTCATTTGAACCAAATTTAACTTCTTCATTAGAACTATTTAAATCAGAAGCACAATGTTTAATTTCCATACCTTTAGATTCAGCCCATTCAAATGCAGGAATTCCATTTTCATCAAATTTAAATGTTCCTATAATTCCCATTTGACTTGATTTAGCTTGTCCTGAATTATGATAGAATAATCTATATTGACTTCGTTCTCTTATAACCATACTTGATAAAGTATAACTTGCTATATTATCTAGTATGTCATTAATTCTAGGGAGAATTTTTCTACTTACAGAACCAATTTCAACGTCAGCGATTCTGGCTGTACCAGCAACTGTTCTTAAACCATCAGGTGCTAGAAAGATTAAATCTCCACCAATCTCTTGGATAGTGTTTCCATCTACACATCCTATATTCTTTGTTATAGATTTAAGTATAGGGGTAGAATCAAGACTTGTCAACTCATAAATACTATTTTTACAAAATATAACTAAAGTATTTCTAAAGACTTTAATCCCTGTAATTACATCTCCAACATCAATTGCACCTGAACCACTTGCTTCAAAATCATAAGGTTTTAAGCGGCTACTATAAGCTACTGTACTTGTTGAAGCTGTTTGTCCTGATACAACTAATCTTTCAGCATAGATAGTATTTCTTTTAGGATTAGTCGGAGCTGACCTTTCTAACTCTTCAAAGTGATAAGTATAAACACTACCTGATTTAGTGATTTGTAATTCAGCTATTTTATTAGTTGAATCACAGATATATAAAGTTCCAAAACCACCTTCAGATTCATAATTACTAAATTGAACATTAGTTTGATTAGCTCTTGAAATTACTGTTGCACTAGATAAGTCAGCAACAAGCATTCCACTTTTATAAATATCTTGACCACTAGCAGTAGAAACAACATCTATATCTACTGTTAGATTAGTATTATCTGTTATAGATAAAACTCTATAATTAATACTATTAATTCTTATTCTATCATCTACAGCTAATTCAGTTGTAAAAGATGTTCCAGTTCCAACAACTGCTGCTGAACTTGCAGTTACTGCAACTGTACCTGTAATAGCTTTATAAGTATCTTTATTAACTTGAGTCCAACTTATACCATCAAGACTAAAATAAATTCCAGTACCTTGACATACTACAACTCCATCTGCATAAGGATTTAATCCTACGATAGCATCTGTAGAAGTTCCACTTGGTGTAGTTGCACTTCCAGCACCCCATTTAGTATATCCATTAATTCTTCTATAACCACCTGTTGTAGATGATTCAAAATTTTCTAATATGGTTGCAGCTCCAGGTGTTCTAAATAATGCGTGACTACTAGATACTAAATCTAAACCTCCTGCAACTGTAATGGAAGCTCCTTGTGTTGGCATTTATTTTCCTATGGTAATAAATATGTAAATCTCACATCAGACATATAAGATGGTTGTGGAGAATTTAAGGCATCAGCCATTGACTGTAATCCTTTTTTATACTCATCTAATGCTAATTGAGATTGTGCAATATTGTCTTTAAATTGATATATGTAATATCGTGCTCTTGCTAATAAAACAGGTTTGTATTGTTCTGGAAATAAAACTTTATCTGTATCTGCTGATAATGCAGTTGGTCTGTTATAAGCAAAGAAATGAATTTTGTAAGCTTTGTCAGGAATTGGTGAAAGACCGAATCTTCTACCATCTGAACTTCTAAGTACTCTTAATGGAGCACCATAAACTGGACTAGCTGCTGTTGCATCTTGTTCTTCAGCTTTTGCATAACTACTTCTCCAAGCTGTTAGAGTTGTAAATGCTAGTTTGTTAATTGTATAAGGAGGAGTTTCTCCTGATACATTTTGTGTAGACAAAGTAAACATATCCCAGTTTACTGAATCAAAATCAGAATCTATATCTGCAGAACCTGTTTTTAATAAATACCATCTTTGACCTATAACACAATCAACAATTGTATTCCCATAATATGGGTCATCAGGTACATCTGTACTTAACCAAGACCAATCATCAACAGCATCTACTATATCAAAGTAAGCTCTGTTTACACAATTAGCAACTTGTTTTTGTACACCTACTGCACCAGAAATTGCTGTTAGTTCAGGTTCATTAATTTCAACTAACAATTCGTTAGTCATAGCTAGATAGGTCTTTGCCATTTTAAAATTCCTTTATGGATTAAGTAGCGATAATAATTATAACTATAACAACTGCTACACCAATAACCACTTTTTTGTGGTCGGTCCATAGATGTTTAATTTGTTCTTTTATTTTTTCCATTGTTAATCCTTTGTTAGTTTGTTGACAGGCGAGATATTTCACTCGCCTATCAAGTTAGTTAGTATTAGTCAGCAACGTAAATTATTTTGCCTACTATGTCTGTTCTAAGTACTTTTCTTCCGAATACCATAAGACCTCTTACGATATCAGCGAAAGTTGAAGTGCTTCTTAAAGACTCAACTATTTTTAGGTTTTGTGCACAAGATACTGCACTCATCTGTCCAAATAAAGCTTCTGGAGCAGTTGCAGAACCTGCAGGTGTTGCACCAGATAAATCGTTAGTTGGTAGATTGTTAGACTTGTACATTTGGAAACCTCTTACTAGACCAGATGCTACTAGACCATTTCTTAAAGAACCTTGACCAGCATTATAGTCAACTGATAAAAGTTTAGAAGATGTGTTAGCTAGTTCATTATACCACTCAGGAGCACCAACGAACCATCTGCCTTCTTCTGGGCAGTTAGCTTCGTCAAGTGCTTTAGCAGCTAATGACATTTGGTTAAGAGGGTCAACTTCACCAGAAGCATGACCAACGTCAATTGGAGTACCAGTAGTACCCATTCCAGACGTAATACCAGCACCTGCTGAAATAGCTGTTAGAACATTACTGTCTAAAGCATCTTTCAGTTTGTATGCTGCATTGTCTGAAGCAACTGATTGGAAATTGATATGAGAAAATCTTTTCTCAATATCATCTAGTTGAAATTGAAAGTATTTAGCTTGGTCTACTACGAGAACAAGCTCGTTGTCTGTTAGTGCTGTACTTGAAGTGGATGCACCTCTAGTATAATCACTTACAGTTATTTGAGGTTCTTGTACTATGTTGACAGTATCTCCAAAGTTTTTGATTTCTCCCATGTAGTCTGTATTGCAGATTGCTTCTGCAGTAGCAGCTTTTCTAAGAGCTATCTGAACTTTTTTAGAATATATTTCAGGTACCCAAAACTGATTAGCTTGAGGAGCTGAAGGAGAATTACCACCAAAGTTAGTAGTTGAACCACCTGCGAAATGTGCCATAATATATGACTCCTTTTCTATTGGTTATTGTTAATAAAACAGCAGAATTATAAATCTATAACTCTACCTTCTCTTTGAGCTATTGCAATTTCTTTTTCTTTTTGCATAAACTCAACATCTGACATTTTAGCAATATCAGACCTTTTATAGATAACTCTGTTTCCAGTTGGTGGTTGAGTTTGTTCGCTAGTTTTAACGAGCAAATCTGCACCAGCTTTAACTTCATTATCCTTTTTAGGTGTTTTATCTAAACCAAGTCCTCGGTCTTTCTTATATAGGTCAACTGCTCTTGCAGCTAATTTGCCATCTGAGTTATTCTCATAAATCCATGCTTTAATTTCCATGGGTTGTGAGTCTGCCCAGCTATGAAAATCATCAGATTCTTTAATTGAATTAAAGTCTGGATGAAGTTTTGATAACTCTAATTGGGCTTCTCTTTGAGCTAATGCTTGATTAGCTTTTTTCAAAGAGCTAACTTCTTCCTGCAAATCTTTCATCTCGTTTTGAGATTGCAAGTGAGATACAGTTTCCACAACTCCATATATGTCAGGATAATCTTTTTTGAAAGAGTCTAACTCTTCCTTAGATTTTGGTGGGGTATACTTAGGGCGATTAGTCTTAAGTTGTGACTTAAGGTCATCTTCCTTTGAATTCCACTCACCAAGTTTCCTATCATAATATCGTTTGAGGTCGTCATACCTCTTTTTATAGTCAACTTTAGTATAAGGTTTGGCTTCAACATTTAATGCTGATTCCTGTAAGACCTTATCCGAAGTAGCCGAGTCAGCTTCTGTTTTAACTTCTGGGTTGGCTGAATTGCCAGTCGCATAATTAAAACCTGTTTTCTGTTCGGTGTTTGGCATGGCTGGTCCAGTATCTGCGTGAACAAACTCTTTGGGCATTACATCTTCTGTATGCCAAGGTTTCTTACGATTATATGGATTCGCCACAACTTCGTTAGTTTTTCCTTCGTTCTCTTTATTCATAATATCCTCCTTTGGGCTTCTTTTACTGAAGGTAGCAAAAAAAGGTTGATTAATTTGAAACGAAGCTACAAGGGCTTCTATTCCTAGAAGGTAGCTTGTTTATCTAGAGTACCTACTCTAAATTCTGTTATACTATGGTTTCAGCTTCTGCTATTGCAGCAGCATCTTCTTGTTCAACCATACCAGCATCATAAGCTTCTTCAGCTTGTGCCATCATTTTTCTTAATTTATCAATGCCGATATTTTTAACAGCTTTTGCTGTAAATACAAATTCGCCATCTGACAATAATGCTGGGATAGAGTCTGAAGTTCCAGTACCTGGTCCTTCTACTTCTCCATCTTCTGTAAATTCTGTTGCAACCATTTTTGGTAAAATGGCTTCTAATTCTGGATACATTTCTATAGCAGCATCCACAACTGCTTCTTCTTCTTCACTTAACATTGAAGTATCTAAAACACTTTCTGCATCTTCCATAGCTACATCTTCTTCCATAGCTAAATCATCTGCAGCAATCTCATCTTCAATTAATGGCATAGGACCTTCTTCCATTCCTACTGGAGCCATTAAAGGTTCTTCAACAATTTCTTCTTCAGCAATTACTTCATCACCTTCTGCATAAGCTTTATAATCTTTTCTTCTATCATACTTTTCAGAAAGAGCTGCTGAACCACCAATACTAAATTTTGCTAAAGGGTCTTCTTGAGATATTTGGAAGTTATCCATGTAACCACCAAGAGCTGATTTATTTTTCTTTTGTTCTAATTTTTTTAATTTCTCTTTACCTTTTTTATCAAGAACTCCTGATTCATCCATAGCTTTTAATT